CAAAGATCGTTTATATAAAAAAATAGAAACAGGTGAATACGATCCAAAACACGCAATGAACGTGCTACGTAAACGTCAAGATAATGATACAGATGAATACTTTGATGAATTAGAAAAAATTGATCATGGTGTTACTACATCGAAATTAAAAGAACGAATCAATCGTTTATCACCATCTCAAAAAGAACAGTTGGTAAGAGAATATGTTCGAAGAAAGATTGCAAAAATTATTCAAGAACAAAGTGGAGCTCCAACAGATGCTCCCGAAGAAGAAATACCAACGCCTGAAACAGAAACACCAGCTCCCGAAGCAGGAGCACCGCCAGCACCTGAAGCAGGAGCACCGCCAGCACCTGAAACGGGAGCACCGCCAGCACCTGAAACGGGAGCACCTGCAGCAGGAGCAACACCACCGCCACCAACACCAACACCAGCTCCGACTTCTACAACTCCGCAAGCAAATGCTACACAAAATCAAAATGGAGAAGGTGAAGAACAAAGCAAAGAAGAACAAGAATCTGCAGCACTTAAAAAAGTAGTATCTGCATTGACTAAAGAAGCAGGTGCCGTTGGTAAAGTTGAGTTTATTGTTAAAGCAATTCGGGCTGTCTTTAAAGATGCAGAACCAGCAGATACAAAAAATTTTTATAAATTATTAAATCGTGTAGTAATTAAAAAACTAAATAAAATGTCTGCAGATCAGTCTGTAAAAAAAGATTAATATAAATTTTAATAAATTAGTTATGTCAAAAAAGTTACAAAATGTTAAAGCCATTCAACAAATGTTAGATGGTACTCATAAGTTTCAAACTAAAAAAACGGTTGGATTTTCCGATGCAGAATTTAAAGGAAAACAATCTGAACATCATGAAGTGGGAGATGTTTGGGAAGAAACTGATGCTCATGGAAATGTTTTTGTTTTAGAACAACGGGAAGGTTTCAGAATTCGTAAAACAAAAAATTCAGATGTATTTCAATCCATACGTGATGAATTACATGCATTTCCAAATTGTAGAAAAGATGTATGTACGTGCGTTGGAACACATTCATTAGATCAAAAAATGAGAAAAATTCATGGAATGTGTTTTGATTGTGTGATTGAAATGGAACACGAATTAAAAAAATCTGGCAAGTATAAAGAATATGAACAAAATAAAATTCGAGAAAATGCACTTGCGTGGTTACGTGATGCAGAACGCGATGTTGAATTATTAAAACAAGCATATACGCAAGCACAACAATTTGTTAGTAATAGCGATGGTGTTACTGAAACATGGACAGCCAAAATGACGGCAGAAGAATTTGAACAAACAATACAAAAACAATTTGAAGAATTTAAAATTAAATTTTTAGCAAACTTAAATGGAGAAAACAAAGAAAATGAAAACAATTAAAAAATATTGGGCAATCATTGTTGGAGCAATTATTGCATTTATTGCTATTATTTTTACGAGCGAAAAAATCAATAAAAAGAAAGTTACAAAAACTGATGCAAAGATTGATAATAATAATAAACAAATTGATCAAATTCAAGGCAAAACTGAAATAATCGATGATCAACGAAATGCAGTTAAACAAGATATTCAAGAAACCAAACAAGACATTGCAGAATTGCAAGATGCAAAAACAGATATTAAACCAGCTGAATTGCCAGTTGATGCAGCAAAACAAAATATTTTAAATAAAACCCGTCGCGGAAGAAAACCAAAAAAATAATATGAAACGTTTATTAATTATATTGTTATTTCCGGTATTTGCATTTACGCAAACTAAACCAGATACATGTTTTACTCAACAAGAAATTATTGACATTTCTTATACATTGGATTCATTATATGAATTAGATTCAATCAACACGGCCATTATTAACAAATATAAAACATTGTCATTGCAACAAGCAGAATTAATTAGATTAGATTCATTGCAAATTCATTATAAAGATCAACAAATTGCATTGCTTCAAGAAAATGTAGAATTATACATTCGCAGAGAACGATATCTTAAACCAAAATGGTATGAAGCAAAAGGTCTTTGGTTTGGTATGGGTATATTTACAACATTAGGATCTGGAATATTAATCAATCAATTATTAAAATAATATGTCACAAAATATAAAACAGATCATTCAACAGCAGTACACGATGTGTGCAAAAGATCCTGTTTTCTTTATGCGGCAGTATTGTTATATTCAACATCCTAAACGTGGTAAGATCAAATTTAATTTATATCCATTTCAGGAAAATTCATTAACAGAATTACGAGATAATCGTTACAATGTAATATTAAAGTCTCGTCAGTTAGGTATATCAACACTATCTGCAGGATTTGCTTTATGGAGCATGTTGTTTAAAGATGACTTCAATGTACTTGTTATTGCAACAACTCAAGAAGTAGCAAAAAACTTGGTTACTAAAGTACGGGTAATGCACGACAATTTGCCAAGTTGGCTCAAAGGAACAATTGAAGCAGACAACAAACTTTCGTTAAAGTTCAAAAATGGTTCGCAGATTAAAGCAGTATCTTCTGCAACCACAGGAGCACGTTCAGAAGCATTATCATTGCTAATTATAGATGAAGCTGCATTTATTCGTAATATTGAAGAAATATGGATAGCATCGCAAGCAACATTATCAACAGGTGGAGGTGCGATTGTATTATCTACACCTAATGGTATCGGTAATTGGTTTCATTCAGTTTGGTCAGAAGCTGAGCAAGAAATCAACGGGTTTCACACAATCAAATTGCATTGGACCGTACATCCAGATCGAGATCAGCAATGGCGTGACGAACAAACGCAACTATTAGGAGAACGTGGTGCAGCACAAGAATGTGATTGTGATTTTATTTCATCTGGTCATACTGTAATAGATGGCGCTATATTAATGGATTATGAATTAAAATGTTCAGAACCAATTGAACGTCGTGGATTTGATAATGCATATTGGATTTGGGAATATCCAAACTATGAAAAAAATTATATAGTAGTAGCTGACGTTGCCCGCGGTGATGGTGCTGACTGGTCTACGTTTCATGTTATTGATGTAGAATCAGTAGCACAAGTTGCAGAATATAAAGGTAAATTGCCACCAAAAGATTTTGGTAATATGCTTGTAACTGTTGCAACAGAATGGAACAATGCACTACTAGCAATAGAAAATGCAAACATTGGTTGGGCTGCAATACAACCTGCATTAGACCGCGGA